TCACATTATTGAATGTATTCTTTTCCCGTCTGAGACTGGCCTTTCTACCAATTTTAATAGGTTCATAAACATTCATGTATCTCAAACGCTTACCAATTGAATCAATTATTTGATTCTTTGTTGCGAGTCCGGTTGGTTTAAAACCAACTTTGCGTGCGATACGTTTAAGATCTGACTTCTTAGATGTAGAGTCAAATAAAACATCATAATCCCTAGGTTTAAGAGGTGACTTTTTGTCAGTAAGGTACGTCTTATCTGAACTCATAATTAAAGGAGGTAAGGGTAATCTATCTGACTTAATATCATCGTACACTTGACATATCTGATTTTTTGTCAGTTTAATTTCATGGCCTGTGTTGAGCTTAATCAACCTTTTCAGGTCACTGATGTTGGCGTCTGGATCACACACCTCGATCATATATGGTAAACTGATAAAAAAAAGTATTATGTTGAATATCCTGTGTTGTATAATCTTATCTTCTCCTCGTACTTCATGTTAAAATCAAATACATCTGTGTCACCTACATTTATTTCCACTATCTTTATTGGTGATTTATACACTTCTCGATTTGAAAGTGCTGAACGAACTAAAACATCTACAAATTGTTTGGGGTTATCAATAGTTTCTTGAAATATTCTATCCATCTTTATTTTTATACATGTGACTTCGTGTGGTTTCTTATCTAAAAATGGTGTAAGTGGGTATTCTTCTTTCATTCCACCATCTACGTATATGTTATCTTCGTAATTTCCACATGCGAATATGAATGGCACCGCCATACTCATACATACAGCATCGATTACTTTCATATCGGGGTGTGTATCTTTGGAAAAGTATATAGTTTCAGCCGTGTTTAAACAGTAAGCCGAAACATATATCTTCATATCTAATTCATTAAAAGTAGGGTCAGAACCACAAATATCTACTAATTTTTTACGTATAGGAGTCATATCAACAAAACCAAATTTGTTAAAAAATGAGCCTATACGTATTTTAACAAAATTGGGAATATTTAGAGAAAGTGAAACATCTATAATTTCATCCATTGACATTCCCACTGCTAAAAAAAGTGCTAAAATTGCACCAGCTGACGAACCCGAAATCTCTTTTACATCAGCGAGTGAAGTTTCTCGAGCTTTTAAAGCACCTATGAGTGAAAATATACCCATAGAGGCGGGTCCAAGAACGAGATACTTCATCTTCTTACTTAATAGAATTGAGGAAATTGACGACGCAAAAGCGCAAAGACCACGGCGAAAACGACGGCGTGAGTAAGAGACGCTGAAATGCTGGTCTGACCAGAGCGGAGAACACCACCGGAGCCAGGTGGGAGAGTGAGAAGAAGACCTGGGCTGAGAGCAAGAAAGAGAGACGTGCTCACGAGAAGATCGGTCTTTGTGAGTACGAGACCCATCGCGCGAGCAACGAGACTGTAAACAAGGAAGAACACGAGTGCGTGGAAAAAAATAGCAGATTGGTTGGTCTTGCCGTTCATGAACTTGACATTCTTGCCCGCGGTGGTAACTAGAACACCGGGGCTGAGTGCGAGAAAAAGGGCGGCAGGTAGGGCAACTTTTTGAGAAGTAATATCCGATAACATTTAATATATACACATATAATTTTTGGCATAGGCTGTAAAATTGTTAAATGTGGCACCTTTCACTAATTCTTCATGAAGTCCGTTATCATTGATACAGCGCCTGATATTTTTCCATATATGGAAGAGTCTCTCTTCATACCACATGGTCTGTTCCTCATATTCCCAAGTGGTGCGTTCTAATTGAGGTATATGTTCACTAAAACAGAACTCGACGAAATCACAAAATTTACCCGTGTGTGTAAGTTGAGAATCGTAAAGTAATGTGTTAATCATATTCCATATATATCGTATTTCATCTGAATATTGGACTTCCCAGTCTTCAATATTAAGAGGAGTGTCATCGTTATACTCATCATCATCACTTATATCATGATCAAAGCCATTGTTCGCTTCATATACATATTGGCTCCAGACCATGGTTAGTTACTTATCTTCTTTAGCGGGTTTATCCTTTATACCGGTTAAGGAGATTGAAGTTGATTCCTTTGTTTTAAGCCCGTCCTTGATTGCATTTAGGGCTCCTTCCACCTTGGTTTCATCTCCTCCAAAAAATGTCATGAGACCATCCTTAATCGCATCTTTGTTCATACCCGCCTTCCTGACAGATTTGCGAATACTAATTTTACCTTTCCTGAGATTAATGGTGTCTATCCCCTGGTTAACCATGTGATGTTTCACTACATCTTTGAGGCGTTTCTCCTCTTGATTGAGGATTTTGATATCAGACTTAGCTTCTGATAATTGTTTTGTGAGCTCTACCAGCTTAGATACATTCTCGGAGAGATCAGGTGCAACAGATGTCATTTATATTTATAATAACCTATTCTTTAAGCGCAGAGACCGCGCTGCATGAGATCGGGAACAATTGTGGAGTTATTCCAAACGTAGGGGTCCTTGGGGTTGGGGGGGTCACGCCTGATCTGTTGGTTGCTGTTCCTAAGAGCACCACCAACAGTCTCGGGGAAACCAATCTGCTGACGAGGCTCAAGGAAGTTCTGACCCTTGAGAATATCTTCGGGTGCGAACTGCCCGAAATCCTCAGCAGTGGCTACCTCACGGGGAAGGAGGGATGACGCGAGACCAGTTCCCTTGTTCATACCGCAGTGAGTGTCGGCTGGGGCCTTAGAAGGACCAGGAGCGACAGCTGGAGCGGCAGATGGAGCGAAGGCGGAGTACTCGCGCTCAACAATGGCGTAGCCGGACTTGTTGTTCATGGTGAAAAGAAGGTAGATCAAAGCAGCGACGGCGACCAACATGAGTATGTTCTGACGGCGACCCTTCATCGTGTTTTATATATGTATAACAATTTTTTTATTGGTCATCTTCGTCGACAAAAGCAAACCCTTCTGGGTAAGTATCGATAATAGGGTCATCATGCACCCTGACCTGGACAACATTCCATGTTGGACCGAAAGCTTTCTTGGCAAACCAGAGACCGGCATATTCAAGGATTACATCACAAGTTTTATCTGGTTGAACAGCCTCAAAATCAACAATCTCCTGACGTGCGTCATAAATCTTAGTAACATCTAGGCGATCACATGTGATTACTCCATTGTCAAGATTGGATGTGTATGCACCCTTGATAACACTTTCAGAAAGTTTCTTACCAAACCAAGATTCACAGTTTTCGAGGGCAGCCTCGAGATTACTCCCGTCGATGTCTTGAATCTTCTTAGCGTTAGACTCGGAAATAACATCCATAGAGATCTCTCCTGAGGAGTCAGAGATCTTTACCTTATTGAGCTGAATGAGGCACTTACGTTTGTCATCATTGAGAACCTTCACAAAGTAGAGGCCATCATCACCTTTGGTTGGAGTGTTGTAGATCATTTATGTCTATCTCTCGCATTATTTCTTTAAACCTACAAATGGTATGGTTGAAGCCTTATCAAGTATATTTCTAGGAACCCATTTATTTCTCCTGGGGTTATGACCGTATAAAGTCTTACTCATATTTAGGTTTTTGGGTAACGGTTTAGAATTTTCAGGTCTAAGAGAAAATTCATCTTTTACGTATGCTCTATTTTTTACAGGGATCCATTTCAGTTTTTTTGTATTAAAACGCTTATTTCCTGATGAATTCGTATAACCATTTACATTTGTATTCTTAAGTACAGGTTTCAAGCCATGTACAATCTGTTTAGATAGTCGTTCTGGTACAGGTTTGCTCGTGTAGCTGTTATATTTGTATGGATTGACAAGAGAAGCCTTTTTCATGGAAACTGTACCAACTTTATTGTATTGTCGCTTTTTGGAAGTAATTTTAGGTAAAATCTTCTTAAATACTTCTTCCATGTTGTTTGAAGATTTGATGCGCTTATCTACTAATTGGCTCAATCGAACTAACCTTTGTCGATCCTTTTCTTTCTTTTCTGGGCGGAGTTTAAGCTTCTGCATGAGATAGATATCTTCAATAAGAAACTCTTTACTCGCTATGTAAATACGTTTATCGTTGGTTAGTTTGCTACTGTTAGGTTCCTTATAAACTATACCTTTACGTTTCGTGAGAGAAACTTCATAACCAAACTCTTGAGGACGCATGAAAGGTATATCTAAGATGCCACCTAAATTCATGTCTTCAATTCTACCACTTTCAGGTGAAAAATAACGAATATTCAAGTCAAGTGCGAAAAGTTCAACATCTATGAAGATGTCACCCTTGTTGGGTTTGTTGTTAGTCGACGTCTTTTTCTTTTTTATGAGAGTATATCGCCTAGTTACGTATGGACCCTTAGTTTTAAAATTTATACCGAGGTATTTTGAAAGTTTCTTATCGGTATTCATAACACGATTTTTTATTTGGGTGTTCAATCGTTTAGAGAGTTGTCCCATTTTATCCCATAGTAACAATTTGATAGCTTGCAGTTTACCGAAATACTTTTTATTCATTGGAATGCGAGGTACAAACTTTGCATCTATATCACTCGTGACTATTCTATCTTTAAAATCTACATACATATTGAATGCCTCACCTCCACTTATCACGAGATCACCAGATGATGACAAAAAACTTGTAAGTTCTCCTATAGTTTTCAGTATGATATCACGAATAGAATCGGTGACGAGAACATAAATCATTTTTTCAAAAGATTTATTCTTATGAACATCAACAAGACGTTTTCGGAATTTCCCAAGATCTCTCTGAAGATTTCGTTCATAATATTTCTTCAGTTTTGGGTCCCGGAAAAATAAATTTTCTTCCCTGAATTTATTTATTGTCGATTCAGAATATATTTCACCGTCCATTATAATATTAAGATATAATAATATGGTATGTCCTAATATTTTCGGTGACTGTAGATGCTACGCGTATAAAGATGACTTGAAACAATTTTGCGCCAAGAGACAGGGAGTCAATATTGTACCGTGTAATACAGACTGCTGCGAAGGTGGATGTGTCGACGATTTTTCTAGACCTCCATACAGATATGTTGATAGACCAAAGCCACCACGCTCTAACTACGAAACTAAACTTCCGCTGTTTTATATTTGGTTGATTATTGTTTTCACATTTATAAGCTTAAAGATTACCTTCATAAAATAGATATAATGTCTCTTGAAAACATTCAGACCGAACTTACCGCTCTTCGCACAGATGTCAAGAATCTAGCTAAGCTTATTCGCAAGCTGAAGAATGCTCAGGATGATCCTGACGGAGAGAAGGCGAAGAAGCGCGCTGAGAACAATGGTTTCAACCGAAAGCAGGATGTTACACCTAAGTTGAGGGCTTTCCTCGGACTTCCTGACGGTGATCTCATCTCTCGTTCTGAGGTGACCAAGTTTATTAACAAGTACATCACGGAGAAGGGTCTCAAGCATCCTGAAAACGGTCGTCAGATTATCCTAGACGACACTCTCCGTGATCTCCTAGCCCCCCCTGCTGACGTTCAGGTGACTTACCTTAACCTCCAGAAGTACCTAAGCCCTCATTACATCAAGAAGGAGGCTTAAAAACAAAAAACATATTATAATAAAATATGGTAACGTTTGTTACTAAACCTATAATTGAACAACTGGTTGATACAAAAATCAAAAACCTTGATTTGTATCAAAAAGCATTCACGCATAAATCTGCTCTTAAGGAATATGAACAATTTACAGAATCCTTTGAAACACTCGAATTTATTGGTGACTCTGTTCTAGGGTTTGTCATCACTAAGTTTTTATTTGATCGTTTTGAAGAACGCCAAGAAGGGTTTCTAACTAAGGCTCGTACCAAACTTGTACGGGGAGAAACACTTGCAGGAATTGCCAAAAAAATGGGACTTGAGAAATATGTTATTATGGATGAAAAGGGTATTCGGAATGGGTGGAATAGCAATACCAAAATTTTGGAAGATGTTTTCGAAGCCTTGATCGGTGCTATTTATATGGATATTGGACTTCTTCATACCAAGGAGTTCATTTTGAGAATCTATCAAGATCCAAAGATGGTCGATATGAATTCTATTATGATAGATGATAACTACAAGGATCACTTAATGCGTCACTGTCAAGTTAATGGTTGGGCACTCCCAGATTATCGTGTATCCGGGCATCATGAGGGTTTGTTCTACATAGATATCTACATCGAGAATATGTTCCGTGCTAGAGGTGTAGCAAAAAGTAAGAAGCAGGCAGAACAAAACGCCGCCCAGATGTACTTTCAAGTCTTAGACGAACTTAAAAAATACAACTTTACATAATTTAATATGCATCCAAATGTTAAAATTGCAATTGAACGTGAATATGCGGCACAGAAGAGTGAGGCTTGGCTCGCCCTTCGTGGTAATATGCTAACTGCTTCAGATGCTGCCACAGCTATTGGTGTAAATAAGTATGATACACCTGAAGATCTTCTACTCAAGAAGTGTGGTCTAGGTGAAAAATTCACTGGCAATGCAGCCACCCGTCACGGTGAGAAGTTTGAAGACGAGGCTCGTATTCTCTACGAGGAAAGACACAATGAAGTAGTTCATGAACTTGGTCTTTGTCCCCACCCCGAACACTCATGGCTCGGTGGGAGTCC